ATCAAAATACTCCTGCACGTATCGTAAACTCTCGCCAAATCGCTGGAAGTGAACTATCTCTCTTTCGCGCAGAAATTTAATAGGGTCTGCGACATCGGGGTCGTCTATCATGTCCAGCAAATAGGCTGATGTTAAGGAAAGAACAAAAAATATAAGTTATATTGCTATGCTTATCTCACTCTGTACAAGCGCGGATGGTGCTGCATCCGCAAAGGCAAAACGGATTTCAATACGCTCCTCGTCAAAGACAATGATATGATCAATCAGCGAAAGAATCTCCTCTGTTACATCGGCCGCTTGTAATATTCGTTCTAAGATCGGCCTGTCAACATTATTCATTTCTTGCTCGACATCTACTGTTGTAAGCTGGATATTAAGCCACTTAATTCTGGCATTGATTTTTTCAAGTTCTGCTCCATTTACCTCCTTCTTTGAGATATAAGCATCCTTAGTAATTTTGCCATCCGTAAAGTTTTCAAAAAGCGTAACATTACGATTTTCAATCAGAGTCACCCTTGAACTTAATTGTCTAATCTCATTTTCCATCGTGCGTTTGGGCAATTGTTGGCATCTCGCTTGCCTACGCATTCGGTAGGAATTGTTAGCTTTCTGCGCTTCCAACTTTATTGTCGTAAGCACTATGTCTTTTAGAGAAGCTAGATTAATTCGCCCTTCAAAGCAGCCATGACCGCTCTTTATCTTTGGCCCTTTGCAGTAGTAATACGAATTACTTGCCCTTGATGCAAAACTAAATAGTTTTCCACAATAGCCACATTTGATCTTCCCAGCAAATAATACATGTCTTTTCGTTGGATATGCTTTTTGACAACGCCTTATGATTAAGTTGGCTTGTTTAAATATATCTTTCGATACAATAGCTTCATGAGCATTTGGAATGCGAATCCACTCGCTCTCAGGCACATACTGAATTTTGCGGCTTCCCAGACTCTTCATACGCTGTTTGCCACCTACCATAACCCCTATGTAGCGTTCATCAATCAATATCCTGCGAACAGTAGTAGAATTCCAAACAACGCGCTCATTGGTTGCAGATTGATTGCCTCGTAAAGTCCGCCCTTTACGCTTCCGATACATCAGCGGTGTATTGATGCTGGCTTCGTTTAATCTAACAGCAATCTGTGAAGTATTAACACCTTGATAAGCAAGCGAAAATATATATCGAACGATTTCCGCAGCTTCCATGTCAATCTCCAGCCGATTACCTTCCACGGATTTTATAAAACCAAATGGCGGTGACCCTGTTAGAAATTCGCCCTTACATACTTTGGAGTTGTAGCTCTGACGAATCTTAAAGGACAGCTCCCTAGAATACGCATCATGCATTAACGTGCTAAAAGCCACATCCGTAGGTGCAGTTTGCCCACTGTAAGTAAAACTGTCGTATTGGTCATTAACACTAATAAATCGTATACCGAGGAAAGGAAAAATGTTATCAAGATATTCGCTAACTTCAGGATAGTTTCTACCCCAACGGCTTAAATCCTTGACAATAATACATGAAATCCTGCCTTTACGCGCTTTATCCAAAAGAGCTTGAACTTGAGGTCGATTGAAGTTTGTACCTGACCACCCGTCATCGGCAAAAACCGATACCTCACCGCTAGACAGAGTTGGATTAGAGGCAATATATGAAGTTAGCAGGTCTCTCTGATTTGTCACACTGTTACTTTCATCTACTTGCTCATCGTCCAAAGAAACCCGCAGATACAATGCTATAGCTACCATATTACGCACTCTCCTCTCGACCCATACTTGCCATGTCAATGTGACTATTCTCATGTAGTGCCACACATTCTCTCAGTATTGCATACTCATCTCTAAATTTCCAAACTACTTCCACACGTTCTGTGCTGTAAACCTTAATCTGCTCAACGATAGCTCCAAGCATTTCTCTTGTCAGCTCCGTGGGGTTTTGAAAATCTCTTGCCGCACTAAGCCACCGATTCTCAGATGCTGATATGTCTGTGACAGTAGCTACCTGCATAGATAAGCTGTTTATCTTTTGACGCAATACTTCGAAACGGCTCTCATAAGTAACTTTCATACTGACATACTCCACCTCAGAAAGTAACTTGTCTACATAACTTTCATAAAGACCAGCTAATCTCTGATTTATGGTTTCAAGCTCCCGTGAAGTACGGATGATTTCTGACTCTAACGCTACTCGTGGGTTAACTTGTTGCCTTGCACGTTTCTCAATAATTGCTCCAAGGTTCGATGCCTTCTGCAAAGTATTATTTACAAGTTGGAATACCAAATCGTAAATCTCTTCCAGCTTTACTTTTTTGTATAGCTGCCCTTCAGAATGCTTATGGAGAGCGAAACAGCCGTAGTAGTAATACTCAAAATGGTTGCCGTTTTTCATGGTCTTAGCATTATGAATACGCTGCATATTTGTATTGCAATGCCCACAGACCAGCAAACCTTGAAAAATATTCTTAGGTAATGGTGCTTTGTCTTTTTTATAGGATATATGCAGTTTACGCCTTTCTGCCTCTACTGCATTTGCCCTATCCCATAACTCACTACTGATAATAGGCTCATGAGTATTTTCACATATTACCCAATCAGACTCTGAATGCCACATCGATGGTTTATTCTCTGCCAGTGACTGACTTGACTTACCATACACCAGATGACCCAAGTATATCCGACTTTTAACAATCTGCTTGGTAGCTCTTTGTAACCAAATTCCAGAACGATTGCTGTTTTCGGCTTTTATTTTTCCTTGTGACCGTAAAACTACCGAAGGGCAAGGTATACCTGTATCATTTAACAAATTGCAGATAGCATAATGGCTCATACCTTCAGCACGATATGAGAAAATTTTCTTGACGATCGGTGCTGTGCTATCGTCAATCTCTAACTTGCCTTTTACGACTTTCGACTTTTGATATCCGTATGGGGCATGGGCTCCAATATATTCTCCACGTCCTTGCCGTACCTTAATGGAAGTTGATACTTTTCGAGATATATCTTTTAAGTATTGGTTGTTAACCAAGGACTTAAGAGCAATAATTAACCCTTCATTTCTATCTTTAGGAACATGATTGTCATATCCATCATTAACAGACACAAACCTAACACCCATAAAGGGAAATATCTTCTCAAGAAACTCACATGTTTCAATGTAATTCCGTGAGAAACGGCTTAAGTCCTTAACACAGACACAATCTATGCGTCCAACTCGAATATCATCCATGAGCCTATTCCATGCAGGACGGTCAAAATCTTTACCACTAGCACCATTGTCGATATAGGTATCTACCAAAAATAGGTCTGCCCTCTGTTTTACATATGATGCCACCAATTCAATCTGAGTATCAATAGTATCAGTGCCCTTACGGCCACTGTCCTCGATTGAAAGCCTAGCGTAAACTGCACAATTCCATACTCGTCCCTTTTGAGAGGCGGCGATAGTTTGTTGTTCAACTCCACCTTTTCTACTCTTGCGTGCCACCTATACCACCTCTTTTTCCGTTTGCAAATTAGAATTCGGAATCGTATGCAACTGTTCAACAGCCTTAACAAAACTGATACATCGTTCGTAATCATAGCGATAGCGGAATAGTAAATCTAACTTATTGCCCGGATACACTGTTACCATATCCACTAAAGATACAATCATGCGGCGAGATAACACTGAAAAATCTTTATATTCCATAAACTGACCAATCCAGTGATTTTTCTTGCCCCCAGCGTTGATGATGTCCTCAATCTCACGGTTTAGACTGTTGATGGCTTGTTCTGCATCAGAGCGGAGTGCATTGTATCTTGCCTTCATTTGACGATATTCCTCATCGCTGATGAGTTCACTTTTTAGACTCTCATACAGCGAAAAAGTCAGAACTTCGTAACGCTCCATCTCCGCACGCTTGGCAACAACTTGGCTATCCAGCTTTTGAACTTCACTTTGTTTAAGTGGCAAATCATCAATGAACTGTAAAATACGTTCAAGATTTATGATGTTGTCAATGTGCGATTTTAGAGTAACTTTAACACATTCTGTCAGCAAATCTTCGGCAATACGACCACCTTTACAGCGACGACAACAGACGAAATACACATACGCTTTGCCATTAGAGCTGGATGTTTTACGAATCATATTTTCGCCACACATACCACAATTCGCCATTCCTGAAAATGGATATACAGCCTCGCCGCCTGATGGTGTTCGAGTATCACGCTTTAGCAATCTTTGAACAAGGTTAAAGTCCCCAAGATTGATAATAGGCTCGTGCGTACCATCGACCCTTGCCCAATCTGCTATGGGCTTTTGAAATTTCTTTTTGACCTTATGGTTGGGAGTAGCGACCTTGCCTTGGATCATAACTCCTGTGTAGGTTTCATCTTTCAGGATACGTAAAATAGCCATGGCCGACCATTTCGTGTTTATAGATGTCGAGAATGATGTAGAGAAATTCAATCCTTGTGCCTTCTTATAAGCCATAGGTGATGGTATTCCTAAGGCATTTAACTTACCGGCAATACCTTCGGCACTCTGACCATCTTGTTTCCAACAATAAATCATCTTTACAACATCTGCAGCTAACTCATCAATGACAAGTTTATTGTTATTGCTCTCATCACGCTTATAGCCAAATACCGCAAATGCTCCAACAAAGTCACCTTTTTTTCGCTTAACATCCAACTGGCTACGGATTTTGATGGATATATCCCGACAGTATACATCGCTTATGAGATTAAGAAACGGAACGACAATATCATCGCTCCTACTTTTCTTATTCATAGAATCAATACCATCGTTTACACTAATGAATCGTACTCCCATGAACGGAAATACATATTCGATATATTTGCCGGACTCGCTGAAATTGCGACCAAAGCGAGTCAAATCCTTCACAATAACACAATCAGCTTTACCGGCTCGTATATCTTCCATCATTTCAATGAATGCCGGCCTTTCGAAGTTTGCTCCTGACCAGCCATCATCAACTTTCTCATCAACAATGATTACATCCGTTAGTTTCTGAGTGTGACTTAACAAAAGTGATCTTTGATTTGTAATACTCTCGGATTCCTCTTTATCACCGTCCCCTTTAGAAATGCGCAGATATAAAATGCAACGCCATACTTTATCTGCATCGCCCTGCGTAATTGAACTGACCTCAGCACCTCTACCCAAAAGCCCTGTATTACTGCTGATGGCTGGGATACCTGATGTAGAGCCAGTTCCTGTAGTATTGTTCATTTGATACATGACATAACCTCCTGTGTTTTCATCAAAAAGCCGATAATCACAGAAGTTTTGCCGTTAATCCCAAGTCCATGTTAACTTGGGGTAACAGCTATGTACAAGTCTTTTCTTCGGCTTATGCCGTCAAACTTTCAAAAGAGTTCGGCTTATATTTTGGTAGATTTTCAAGGCTTTTCAAAGAATAATCAGTGATACAAGAAAACAAGACCTTACCTTACTACAGTGAAAGCAGATACCTCTCCAAACAATCTTCCATGGTGGCATCGGTATTAGCATGACTGATTTTCACAGTAGCTTTACCTATCCTGAAACAATATGGATTCTTTATCTGATTAAAATAGTCTGCAATCTGTTCTTCTTTTGGTAATAATGTATTAACTTGAACAGTGTTGTAGTCTACCAAAGTGCTAGGGTCTACCGCACGCACATCTATATTTTTCATTTCAACAAGTTTCATGGTTATGCTTTCGTTAAGGCTTGTCGGGATATTTCTATCAAACTCTATTGCCATGCGTTGTCCCCCTTGTTCTCAATAATTTTGACCTTGCGGCTGCCCGCTTTCTTGCATGTACATCAGGATTAATAAAACCATCAGAAAACATGCTAATCCATCAATAAGAATGTATGAAGTTAGGAAATTGTCCTATTCAAAATATTGGTCTGGCTTTTTGATACGGAAAAAGTTCTTGACTTTCGCAATTGATGAAGTAATCGCACAAATTGGCAGAGCCAATAGCACCTTGCTCCTGTATGAGCCTCGCTTATTGACGCGACAATCCAAAATTGCTACAACCCCGGTATCGCTCACTTTGCGGATAAGCCTACCAAATCCCTGCTTGAGTTTTACCAGCATGTCTGGAATAACTGCCCTGGCCTTATAAGTTTCCATACTGCCGTATAGTTCACGTTCGTAATCACCGATTGGGTCAGGAACTGCAAATGGCAATTTTACAATTATAAGCATTGAAAGAGTGTCTCCAGGGATATCTATCCCCTCCCACAATGCACCTGAAGCCAGAAGTATACCGTTACCGCTTTTCTTAAACTGTTCAATGGCGTTGGTACTACCACGTTCAAGTCTAAACAGTGGAAACGGTAATCCTCGCTTTTTGAGAATCGCATGAACCTTACCCATAGCATTGTATGACGTGAATAGCACCGCCGCATGACCATGAGATGCGATGACAAGTCGTTCAATTTCATCCGCAACGGCTGTGATATATCGTTTATCTTTATTATCAGGAAAAGGTGTATTTTCGCTGATATAAATCATGGCATTGTTTTTGAAATCAAAAGGTGATGGCATGCTGGTACTAAACAACTTGTAATCAGGCAGATGGTTAAGCCCTAAAGTTTCCTTAGCTCTTGTAAAATCTCCCGATGCTGACAATGTACCGGAAGTGAGGATGATGGGAATACCACTACTCCATAAATCATTATATAAACGTATATCTAAATCTTTAGGTATAGAGCATAGAGCCTGGCTTTCAATCTCACCTTCAAGACGATTTTCCAACCAAAATATACTCTGAATCTGCTTTCGTAATCCTGATATCCTTTCAACAATAGAACCAAGTTTCCAAAGGGCTTTTGATAACATATCCTTCTTGCGTTTATGAATTTTACTATCTGCTGCAGCTTCAACAGTATCGGTTGCAATTCCCTCAATACTTTTCAAACGTCGAGTAACATCATTATCGAAAACTGCGGGAAAACGATCTGTCTCATCATCTTCAAAGGCAGATTCGGGGATATTACAATTTAACCTCTCGAATAGCCTAACGCTCTGACCTACGAGCTTCTTGACAAGTTTATGGACATTGACACCACTGTTGGATTTGCCCAAGACAAAAGCATGGACATCTTGTGCCAGTCTTGGAATTTCCTTATCATCAAGCTCAATCCCATACATGGAGCGTGCAACCTGCAGAAATTTATGCGCTTCATCAATAATCACAAGCTGGTAGTGTGGAATAAGCGGTCTTTTTCCAGTAGCTCTATGTATCATGTCAGCTATGAAATAATTATGGTTTGTGATTTGAAAGTCCACATCAGGGCTATTTGCCATTTTTATATAGGCTTTGTAGCGGCACTTCATTGCAAATGGACAAGTTTCATTACATTTACCTGAAACGCATATGGAGCGCTTTATATATGGCGTCAAATTATTTACATTGGTCAGATCAAAAGGAGCATCATCTCCTCGATAAAGCTCAAGGAGCCTCTGCGTCGCCTCATCTACTCTCGCATAGTATCGCTCCAACCTGGCTTCACAAATATAATGCTCTTTACCCTTGCGGATAACAGCAACCAGAGATTTGCGGATAATCCCATGAGCTATTAAAATATCTGAAAGTTCTGGTATATAATGCGAAACAATGGCTCGCTGTAATGCAATACTAGATGTTGATATAACTACAGGCATGTGTGCCGATTCTGCCCAGCCTTGCCTTGGGTAATGCCCCCTTAGCCATGAATCATTAACTCTGCTGCGTTTAGCGAGCAACCCAGCAATAAGATAGGCATGCGTCTTCCCTGTGCCAACCTCAGCTTCAGCTAAAGTAATACCCTTACGTTCTATTACGCTCAACATGCGCTCTGTTAGCTCCACTTGCCGTTCACGCAGACTGTAGCCATGCAGCGGAAGAATTTCCGTGAATATTTGATTTGCTATTTTTGAAAGATTAGGCTTATGCCGACGATTTTCTCTGCCTATACTGTAACTAAGTTCATCAGGAGCGACTTCAACAGAGAAACGACTCTCGCCACATACAGCAGAACCATATATTTTTGCCGCCATACTTTCAAAATCAGTCTCATCAAGTTTTTGTTTGCGACGGCTAATTATCATGGTACTTTTTCTTAATAGGTTTATTGCAGTATAGACATATGTTCCACTGTCGGTTTGACGCTCTAACAAAGCGCATCCGTAAGCAGCAAACAGGAATGAGCCATTATTGCCAACAAGACGCTTTTGGCTATCCGATATGTCATAAAAAATTTCATTTACATGATTTGTCTTTTTGCAGCCTATGGCAATCCGCCCCTTCTGAGTTTTATAGTTGAAATTTCGCAATATATCTAGCTTCTACACTGGAATATAGTTAGCGATTCGATGGGGCAGACGAAGATAAAACACCTTCATCTGCTATATTCCAACCGCTAACCGAAGATTGTGCTTTCGGTCAATGGATTGTTGTAAGTATTTCGCTTTTGACATCACCGAGCCTTGGTTTTATACCTAGCATGGAGTCCGGCTGTATTCTATTTCAAACACAGAGAGACATCCCCCGCTGCTCCTACATCACGGGCCCTTTATAGTCAGGTTCAGGGAAGTATCATTATCGCTCTACGCTTTAGGTCTGCCGGACTTATGTATCCAATAACCCAGCCATCATATAAGAACGGCTGGGTCTGGATAAATAAGCGCGGGCGCTCCTGCTCCTGATGGAATCCATCAAGGCGATCCTCGCGCGCAGCGTTTTGCGGTAACGTACCCGGTGGGTCGTTTATGACCGCACTTTGAGGCGGTATTTTTCAAAGTGCAAATGAGAAAATGTTTAATCCTCTCATAAAGGGTCGTTCTGAAAACGATGCTTGGTCTATTGATTTATTAATTTTTTTAACTTGGCTAATATTTTGTTCTTGCGAAAATGAAGCGCCGTTTTAGAAATATCGAGCTTTTTAGCATATTCACGCTCTGTTAGCCCATCGAAAAATAATGCTAATATTAGTTCCTTCTCACTAGAATCCAGCAAGCCTAGACAACTATAAAGCATGTTAATTTCTAGCTGCCTAATAACATTCTCTTCCGGCGACGGCTCAGATGATGGATAGTCCCAACCATCATTAATTAGCTTGTCCAATGAAACTTCACGTTCCGAAAACATACATGGCAGCCCATCTGCATCTCTAACAGCTCTACCTTCGGCATCTTGAAGAATACGGTCGCACTTCAAGCCAAACTCCATATTTTCCATCTTATAGCCACCCTGTGCGTATGCTTGATATACCTCTTCGCTAACTTCTACAACTTCACAATATACCCTTATTGTGTATGTGAACGATCCATCAGCATTCTCTTTCTTTCTAAAATTCCTGTATTTTTGCCAATTTTTCATTTACCTTTCCTCCATCCGATTTTTTGAAATTGCTTAAAATCGGATATGGAGGTGGTGAACGAGATTTAAGTTGACGTTGTAATCTGTACAAAAAATGTACTCCCTTCACTTGCTTTCAGTGAAGTGGGCGCATTTTCGGGCACAATAAAAAAGCCGAAGCAAAGCTCGTAGCAATACGTTATCGCTACTCCGCTTCACTTCGGCCTGTTGTAAATACTAACTGATAATCAAAACGATAGAACAAAACTCTAACGCTTTAACTGTAAGTCATTTCGTATAAACTAGCTCACTCGTTGCCCTATGCTATTTACCTGCCAGGGATCGGTCGCCTTGCTCGAAAGATGAAAGCAGTACCTGCATAAAAGCAGGCACAACAATATTAAGTTGTATGCTACATAAGTTTTACTTTGCTACTATAGGTGCTTCTACAATTCTACGGCAGCGAGGACATTTTAGACGGACTCGTAACAAATTCTGAGGTAAGCCAGAAAGGTCAAATATTCTACCGTTACAAATAGGACATTGAACTGAATATTCCAATTCTTCAGATGTATCTGCGCCGAACTCAGTTAAGTATTTTTGATTAATCCGATAAATTTTCTGAATTTTTTTACGCTTGTCATTTACTTCGATGCAGTTCAATTAGCCACCCTCCAATAAAATTATCAACAGTTCATTAAGTACGCCATTCGGCGTACACAGTGGTAAAAATTTTTACTCTCACTAAAAATAGAGTTGCTTTGCTCCAGTTGCTGCAACAAATTTACTTTTACGCAATTTGATACGAGCTGCGCGTTTTGATACACCATATGTCTCTGAGATATACTCCGGTAAAATGTCATGAGCCAATATATCTAAATCAGGATCTATTCCAAGTCGAATATAGCCTTTGTAAACATTATTGTCGCGCAAGAAACGATTAACAAGCGGACGAAATGTCGCATTTGGCATGGCAATTGCAGCAGCAAAATAATCTGCTTGATGTTCCTGCCACTCTTTAACTGAGCGTATATCCTTAGAGGTATTAGAATTTTCAATGCTTTCACGGCGGCAAAATATGGCCGCCTCCGTAGTATCGACTACCCCTTCTCTATCGTCTTCATCAGCAAATACATTCCAGTGAAGGACTAAGTGGCCTCCTTCATGTAGCTGCGTAAATAACGCAAGCCCTTCCTTCCCTTTTTCTAATATACTGTTGTCAATGATAACTGTACGTTCTGGAACAACCACCGTAGAAATCCGTTCGTTTTCTTGGTCAAAAATACGGACTGCACCTTGAGTAAATGTAGTCAAGGCAAGGATTGGATATCCAGGCTCATCATTATAAATGTCGTGAAATTGGATGTTTGCTCCTAAATACTGTTCAAGAAAATGTTCAGCATTAATACGACTAGGTTGACGAAGAAGTTCAGGATTGTAGTCACTAAGGATAGCATGAGCCAGTTCGTCTATTTCGCTATTGTACATTACCGGTGTTTTATTATCTTCAAAACTCACACGTCTTGGCTTATACGTAATCATTCATAATCTCCCCAAGCTGAATGCTATTCTTTTGCGCCAGTATTTTTCTCTTCACTTTCTCGGATAAACCGCTTCCAATCCTCTTCTGTTATATTTCCAGCTTTTGATTGTCTAAGCGCAATCCGTGCAAGTTCTCCAACTTTTTCATACATAAAGATGTCTTCAATATCATTAGGCACATCACGTTTATCACGACTTGCCAAGTCGTAGAGCAAAGCTGTTTCTTCTTCTGTAAGCTGTACTAATTTAGCAAACATCGCCATTTTCCCACCATCGAACGGTAGCTTCCTACGATTTTCAACTTCACACAAATATGGCTGCGATACATCAATGTGAGTTGCAACATCTGAAAGTGTAAGCCCTGCATCCTTGCGCTTTTTTCGGACATAATCTCCAAATCGCATATTTTGCTCTTTCATAAAGCTCCTCCTTTTCACAATATTAACCACATGGTTAATATTGTGAAAATAATATTACTACACATATTAATCCATGTCAAGATATTTTTTTGATTTGTTCATGAGCGTAAAGAAAATTTTATATATCACGACAAAAGCTCACGGCAAAAATCGTGAGCTTTTGTGTATTGACATTGTCTATCTTTTTTATGCTTTCGGTTTACTGCGTTCTGCCAAGTATCTGGGTAAGATATGTTTCATGTTGAGAGCCGGGCAGATGGAAGAAGCCGATGCCTATGTGAGTGGAATCTCCACAAAAAATGTTCTCTCTTTGCCTAGAAGAATCCAGCCACCTGTCTACTGCGGCTTGTGGAGACATAGGCCTATTTGAGATGTTTTCGCTGATGAAATAAACTCTGGCTCTGGAGTTTTCCACTCTCTCTAATGATGATGAACCATCTGAGCCGATGTGACCAAAGATATCGTTCTCAGCTAAATCTTGGCTGTGCGAACGTGCCGCTCTTGCTAAATTGTTGTCCCAACTAAGCGGGCTACGTCGATTAGCTACTCTTGCTGCGTTTATCAAGCGTAATACTTCTCGTTCAAACATATACGCTATTTCAGCAGCAGAATAACCGGCATCTATTAAGTTGGGGATATAAAAAGGGTCAGCAATTTCAGGTATTTCTGTTGGCGTACCAAATACTAGACTAAGCTGTACAATTACACGCCCATCGCTGTCTTCCGAGCTAGGATGGCTGGCTATATATCCAACTCCAAGCCGAGTTAGCTCCGCATCCAAGAGCATACCGCGTGAATCGTGCCTCTGGATGCTACTCATCAAAAATTCAGGTGATAGCTCATTGGCTCTTATAGTGAGGCTGCGTTCAAATACCAAATCTCTTGCTCTAGCGCGTGTAGCCTCTTCTTCGTATCTACGCCTAGTGTTAGCGCGTGCTGCATCTGTTAGGTTCGTATCTCGCTGAAATGACCTTAAACCTTCGCCTACTCGTTCAACATTAATAAGTTCAAAAAGCCTATCTCCAAACTCTAATGGGTCTGTTATGGCAGCCGTGCCAAACTTCTGTACAACAAACATATGGTCAGAACCGCGGTCTCTTGGTACGAGTACCACAGCTACTCCGCCATATTCAGTAAGCTCACCTAAGATATTGTTTTCGCGCTGCCTGTTGTTTATCAGATGAGCGAAAACATCCTCCGGATACCCTGCGTTAACCCTAAAAGCATTACCGCTTATATGCACCATGTCAAGCTCCGCTGCCTGAACCCTATCCACGGCTGTAGAACCATCAGAGCCTGTGTTTGATGTAAGACCGCTTTCCACCATGTCTTGGACATGAGCGCGTGCGACCTCTGCCAAACCTTCATCCCAAGTTAACAGCGGCAATCCGGCTTGTTCTCTTACTTCATTAGTAAGCTCAAAAATCATCTGTCCAAATTCTTCTTTGCTTTCAGCCAATGTCGGTGTTTCAATCTCAACTGTACGGCTTGCTTCATCCCATTCAACATTTGCGTTCATTCCTTGCGCCACAACTCTTACATGAACTAGCGTATTTCCGTCTATTATCATAGGGGGTGCTGCTATGTCATAGCCTGTGCCGTTAATAATAATGCTGTAT